GTTCTAAAGATAATGCGAATAAGAAAACTAATCACCAAAACATCGGTGTGATTAAACAATCAAATCTTTGTAATGAGATCTATCAGTATACTGATGAAGAAACGACCGCAATCTGTACCTTATCATCTATGGTATTGAAAAACTTTATTAAGTCAGGAAAGTTTGATTTTGAACTTTTATTTAATGAGGTTAGAAAAGTTGTAAGATCACTCAATAAAGTTGTGGACATTAACAACTACTCAACGCAAAAAGGGTTAAAAGGTGGTTTAGAACAAAGAGCAATTGCTATTGGAACACAAGGTTTAGCGGATGTATTTTATTTAATGGATTATATCTTCACGTCTGATGAAGCAAAAAAATTAAATAGAGACATTTTTGAAACAATCTATTACGCATCGATCTACGAAAGTAATCAGTTGTGTATGAATGGAAAATACGAACAATACAAATTCTTCAAGGGGTCACCAATGTCTCAAGGAGTATTCCAATTTGATATGTGGAATATTGATGAGACACAACTATCAGGAATGTGGGATTGGGACAAATTGAAAGAAAGTGTTAAATCGTATGGTGTTTGTAACTCATTATTCACGGCACAAATGCCAGTTGCGTCTTCGGCAAAGATCACAGGTTCTTATGAAATGACAGAACCGGCTCACTCAGCAATCTTTAACAGACGAGTTGTTGGTGGTGAGATCATGATTGTGAACAAATATTTAATCACGGACTTTGAAAAAATAGGTATATGGTCTGAGGATTTGAAGAATGAAATTATTATGAATGAAGGATCAATTCAGAACATTAATTTCAATAACTACTTAGATCCTGAAGATAAAAATTACAATAAGAAAGTTAAACGAATTGAACATTTGATTCCTAAATACAAAACAATTTGGGAGATATCACAAAAACAACTTATTGATATGGCGGCAGATAGAGCACCATTCATTGATCAATCACAATCAATGAACATCTATATGTCTAATCCAACATTATCAAAGATTACCTCATCACACTTCCACTCTTGGGAAAGTGGATTGAAAACACTTTGTTATTATGTGAGAACCAAAGCGATTTCAACAGGAGCAAAACATTTGGCGATGGACATTTCAAAAAAACAAAAACCAAAAGCAACACCTGAACCACCGAAAGTTGAATATAGTAATATAAATTTACCGTCAAAACCTGAGAATTCAGATTTTGAATGTTTTGGATGTTCATCTTAATCACGACATTAATCACGACAATGTGTCGCGATTATTTTAATAGAAAGGTATAAAAAAACAATAAATCACGATTTCTGTCGTGATTTTTTTTTATATGTAATATTTATAAATAAAAATTATTATGAAAAAAATAGTAAGACTTAATGAAAGAGACTTAGCTAATATCGTAGCTAAAGTGATAAGAGAAGAACAAAAAAGTAAAAAGAACCTTAATGAAGGTGTATTATTAACTTTAGGTGGACTTGCACTTGGTGGAGCTGTTATCAAAAAAGCATACGATTATATAAAAAACAGACAACTTAAAAATAATATGTCTGAGACAGGTAACGTTAAAAAATCTAAAGATGGTAAATTTACCATGAAAGAATATGAAGACAATTCGTCTGGTGAAACGTTTTGGGGTGTTGATGTAACTGACCACACTAGAGGTGAAGGATATGAAGAGAGACGAGTTTTATTATTTAAAAACGACCCTGAAAGAATTGAAAAAATCTTAAATTCCGAAGTTAAACATGATTATTCTGATGAGGCGTATATGACAGACGGATATGAAGACATGTTCGGACAATTCAAATCCGACAAACGAATTGATTTAGATATCGAAGATTAATAAAAAAACCCTCCCCAAAAAGGAGGGTTTTTTATTTGTTCTAATTTTTACTTAAAAAAAACCTAACCTATATTTATATGTGATATGGCAAATGGTATTACATACGGTATTTCTTTTCCTTTTGTGGATTCATTCACAGGTAGGTATTTGGACGTAACAAATTCTACTGAAGGTGAAATTAGATCTGACTTAGTTCACTTACTTTTAACAAGAAAAGGATCAAGGTATTTCTTACCCAATTTTGGTACTCGTCTTTATGAGTATATTTTTGAACCTTTAGATGGGCCAACGTTTTCGGATATTGAATCTGAAATAAGAGACACAATTGGTAATTACATGCCAAATCTACAAGTTACTAATATTACCGTTGAACCGGCATCTGCGGGATTAGAAGATAAAGGATTTACGGTAAATCAAGATGGTGAACGAGAATTTAAAGTTACCAATATTGCTCAATTAGAACACACAGCAAGAATTAAAATAGATTACAGAATAACGGATTCTGCTTTTGAATCTAGTGATTTTATCATTATTAATATTTAATAGTATATGGCAGAAAAGAATATATCTTATACAGTCCGAGATTTTCAAGGAGTAAGAACTGAGTTAATTAACTTCACTAGAACGTATTATCCTGATCTCGTTCAAAACTTTAACGATGCGGGTATTTTCTCTGTGATGTTAGATTTGAATGCGGCAGTTACGGATAACCTTAACTTCCAAATAGATAGAAGTATCCAAGAAACCGTATTACAGTTTGCGCAACAAAAGAACTCCGTTTATAATATTGCAAGAACTTATGGTTTAAAAGTACCGGGTCAAAGACCGTCAGTTGCTTTAGTTGATTTTTCAATTACAGTTCCCGCTTTCGGAGATAGGGAAGATTTAAGATATTGTGGTGTTTTAAGACGAGGATCCCAAGTTAATGGAGCTGGGCAACCTTTCGAAACGGTATATGATATTGATTTTGCTTCACCAATAAATGCTGAGGGATCACCAAACCGAGTTAAAATACCAAACTTTGACTCAAGTGGTAAACTTATTAATTATACGATTCTTAAACGAGAAGTTGTTGTTAATGGTATTACGAAAGTTTATAAGAGAGTAATTACCGCTAACGATGCTAGACCTTATTTAGAATTATTCTTACCTGAAAAAAATGTTTTGGGTATTACAAGTGTTTTACTTAAATCAGGAACACAATACTCAACAATACCACAACCACAAGATTTTATCACCGTAGGTCCTGAGAGATGGTTTGAGGTGGATGCTTTGGTACAAGATAGAGTTTTCATTGAAGACCCTACTAAAGTATCTGACCAACCTGGTATTAAAGTAGGTAGATATATAACAACATCAAACAAATTTATTAGTGAGTATACACCTGAAGGTTTCTGTAAAATGACCTTTGGTGGTGGTAATATCTCCGCAGAACAACAATTAAGAGAATTTGCCCGTGATGGTAAAGGTTTTGATTTAAGTAGATATACCAATAACTTTGCTATGGGTGCTGCTTTGACACCAAACACGACTCTATTTGTTCAATATAGAATTGGTGGTGGATTATCAAGTAATTTAGGTATAAATACGATCAACCAGATTGGTACTGTATCATTTGCGGTTAATGGTCCATCAGATTCTGTCAACAGAAGTGTTATTAATAGTTTACAATGTAATAATGTGACTGCGGCTATTGGAGGTGCTAACCTACCAACAACTGAAGACGTGAGAAACATGGTTGCATTTAACTTCGCGGCTCAAAATAGAGCGGTTACGGTTAATGACTACAACTCAATTATAAGAACAATGCCTTCTCAATTTGGTGCACCTGCTAAAGTGGCAATCACTGAAGAGAACAATAAAATAAAAATTAAAATGTTATCTTACGATACAAGTGGTAGTTTAACGAACGTAGTTTCAAACACATTAAAACAAAACGTCGCAAATTACCTATCAAATTATCGTATGATAAATGACTACATTTCAATAGAAGCAGCAGAAACGATAGATCTTTCAGTTACGGTTGATGTTGTTTTAGATAATAGTCAAAATCAAGGTGCGGTTATCGCCAAAGTAATACAGTTGGTGTCAGAGTTCTTTAACCCATTAGTTAGAGAATTAGGTCAAAACGTTAATATCTCTGAATTAAGACGAATACTACAGTCCGAAAATGGTATTGTGAGTATTTCTGATGTTCTATTCTTTAATCAAGTTGGTGGTCAATATTCATCGGCTCAAACATCGATGCCATATGCAGATCCTTTAACAAGACAGATACAACCAACGGCAGATACTATCTTTGCTACACCAACACAAACTTACCAAATTAGATACCCAAATAAGGACATTAATGTAAGGGTATTGAACTTAAAAGCGGTAAACTTCTCGTAGCGATTTATTTTTCCAAGAATAAGATTATTTTTTTTAAAATAGGAAATAAACTATTTATGAAAAAACGAAATCTTTAATGCCCAAATCATATAGAATAAGAACCGAAGTAGGTGTTGACAAATATATTAATGTCAATTTAGAACAAGATTGGGAATCTTTGGAAGTGCTTTCCTTAAAGATTCTTGCAAATGATTTATACACAAGAATGTGTGCGGATTACGGTGTCGTAGTTGGTCGTGTTTTTGTTAATAACGGATTTGGTTTACCAAATGCTAAAGTATCGGTTTTTATCCCATTGGATGATGCGGATGAATTTGACCCTGTAATTTCCGAACTATATCCCTATAGAACCATAACCGATACCAATGAAGAAGGTTATAGGTATAATTTATTACCTAAACTACCATCATATAAAGGACACCAATCGACAGGAACATTTCCTAATGTTGGGGATGTGTTAATGGATGAATCATATATTGAGGTTTACGACAAATACTACAGATTTACTGTAACAACAAATGATAGTGGTGACTTTATGATTTTTGGGGTTCCCACCGGAACTCAAACAATTGTGATGGATGTTGATTTATCTGATATTGGTTGTTTTTCTTTATCGCCACAAGATTTAATACAACAAGGGTTAGCAACCGAAACACAAGTTAACGGGTCTACCTTCAGATCATCAACAAACTTAAGAGAATTACCACAAATTAAAAATTTGGTGTTTGATGTTGATGTT